AAGCATATAAAAGAGTTGAAGTCGAAATCAATCGGCAAAGCTCACCAGGCTACCCCTACCGCCTCCTCTCCTCCTCAAACGGAGACTGTCTCGACCTCTTCGGAGACGAAATCAAGCAGCTCGTCAGAGAGCGAGTCCTCAAAATCTTATACCCTGGTGGTTCGAAAGAACAAAGCCAAGCGGAAAGGGAACGCAACATCGAGTGTCTTGACTTCGAAGAGTACGCACGCAGCCCAACAAGCTGGTACGAGAAAGGTCTGAGGGATCCCGACCGTATCTTTCCTAAGAATCAGGCTAATCCTAAGAGAAAGCCCTTGCCACGTGTGATCTGTGGTGCCTCGTTGGTTGACCAAATGGTTACCAGAATTTTCTTTCAGAATTTCACAAAGTCTGAGGGTGAGGCCTACCCGCACATTAGTGTGACCAAGAAGGGCATTGGTTTCTCGGATGAACACGCACAGCAGATCGGCGGATATGTCGATGAACTGTCTAAGATTTTTGGGTGTGATCCAAAGGTTTCGGATGTCTCGGGTTGGGAGAAGGTGTTTTCTTCTGACTTGGCTGAATGCCCCAGGAAGGCGATGAGGAAAACCTGCGTAAATATCGACAGGTGTGAGTACTCTTTCGCCCGTGCGTTTGGTTGGTGGAAACTCTCTTTGCTTAGCAACATCTGCGTAACGGACCAGGGCAAGGTCATTGCGACTTTCGACCAAAAGGTTCAGAGAAGCGGAAACTACCTCACCACTAGCAGTAACTCCATGGGAAGGGCCACGCTGGCCTTTCTTGTTGGGAGTTTTCCGTCGACAAACGGCGATGACTGCTTTGAGTGGAATGAGTGTGAATTGCAGGAGCTAATCGAGCGGTACACCGCGTTGGGTCTGCCAGTTCGCGACGTAGACCAGATGCCAGAGGGCGTCGTGCACTTTTGTTCTCATGAGTTTTTCAGGAGTCCCGGTGGCCAGTGGAAAGCTTACCTTCATACCTGGGAGCGTATGCTCTGGGAAAGTAGTCGGAAGCGAGTACACGAGCAGGAAACGGACGTCAACTACATGACGGAGTTGGAAAATCATCCCGACCCGGCTTTCGTGGAGTTGGTGCGGTATTACCTGGAAGAACGTGCACAGTTGCTCGGAGCCACCGCCGGGCATGACAAGGAAGAAGAACGGGCGCGCAGCTGCAGCCGCCCCAAAACAACAACAGCAGCAAGGGATGAAGATGCCGAAGAAGAGGAAGAGTCTGAAGGTCATGGTGGCGGGGGAGCCGGTTTCCGTGAGAAACATCGGCAGACCCCGTCAACCTAGGACTACGACTACTTCGGCTGGGACCGTGGTGACGCACACTGAGACGTTCGGTACGAACATCACAGGGAGCTCGGAGTGGTCTTTGGCAAGCACTTGGGCCATTAACCCTGGTCTGAGCACTTACAGCAGAGGTTCTCCCATGGGTCAGTGGTTGGCACAGATAGCAGCCAATTTTGACACCTATGAGATCTTGAGTCTTAAGTTCAAGTTTAGAACCGCTTGCTCGACTTTGACGTCGGGCTTGGTGATGTTTGCCTACGACCCAAATCCTGAGGGTTCGCCTCCTAAGAACTATGGTGAGCTGAGGAACATGTTTTCCTGTGACGGCACAGCGCACAACAACCTCGAGTTCGACGTGACGCAAAGGTGCAAGAAGAAGCAGCTCTTGGTTCGCAAGGGCGGGGTGATCAACCTGCCAAGTTACGACAACGGGAAGGTGTATTTCGCCACGATTGGTGTGAACGCTAGCACTCTGGTCGGCTTTGTCGACGTGGAGTATAAGGTGCGTTTGTCCAGTCCTCAGAGCGGAACCTCTGTCATCGCCCCGGACTACGGCCAGGTGGTAAAGCCGGTGCAGCGCATCACTTTCACAGGGAATGACGCGACTCCGGTTAACGCCGCCATCGATTTTGCCCAGGTCATCTCGAAAGGCCTGGCGGGTGGTGTCGAGCTCACGGGCGCGCCTTTGGCGACGGTGTATTCAAGGAATTTCCTACCCTTGGACCTGACCGTGGCTGGTGGATACAAGTTCACCAGAGCCGAGGGCTGGGCAACAGTGTTTGACATAGCGAAGGCCGGGCGGTACAACATCAAGTATCGCTCAGGAGTGGACTTTGAGGACACCAAGCTCTTCGCAATTATGCCGTTCTACATTGAAGACGGCGGAGCGTTGATGCAGAGATGCACGTACCCCGTGTACACCTCGATCGAAGGCGGCACCCCCTACAACATGCCCGTGTTTCCCATCTCGACGCGCGGGTTCACAGGAACGGGCGTTGGCGACCCAAATCCTGCGACCGAAGTGCAGAGAGAGTATTCATGGGACGTGAACATAATGGAGGATCGCCATTGCCTCACGATCGGAGTCGGCGTCATGACCTACAACAACGTGTCGACGACGACGGCTGTGGTGCGATACATCCAGAACTGTGGTTTAAGCGTCATCGAGCTCACCTACCTCGGCCCCCTTCTCCCCCCCCTGACCTAAGGGCACGCACCAAATGGGTGTGCGTGGTTTCCCTCGGGTCGGAAGAGCCGCCCTCCTGGCGGCTGATTAGGCCCCTAAGTATGATAGCAAGAACATCGCCTGTCGGGTTAAAGGATTGCCACCCCCTTGGAGGGGGCAGATTTAGTACGACTACTGACATGAGTCTCACGGAAGGA